CTCGAACTTGTTGCGAAAGTAACTGTCCCTGTCGCACCGTTGAATGAAGAAACGCCGTTGTTAATGATTACATAACCATTCGTGCCGGAAGCGTTTACCAAGATGCCTTGTCCGGCGTAGATGAGGGTGGAAGATGCGGCGGCCGACACGGGAACCCATGCGACTCCGCACGGGGCAGTTGATGATTCTACGAGAACATACCCATTCGTCCCTGGGCCCGTATAGCACTGCGTACTTCCGTTTCCGGACACGACCGCGCCCGCAGTAGGAAGAACGCCGGTGGCCGTTCCTCCGGAATAATACGGGAGGATGGCGGCATAAGCATCAATGGACGTCAGGCAGCCCGTCAGTACCGCAACCGACAAGAATATGAAAAGTAGTTTTTTAATCATTTTATTGGGAAACGTAAGAACAATATGGTCGCGTCGACGGCGCGTTTTGAAGCGTAACCTGAGTGGCGCTGTTCACCACGTAGTCAGCGGGAGTGTTCAAGAGTTCCAGTTCACCGCCTCCGACATAGATAGTCAGAAAACTTCCGAACACGCTTCCGGTCGGAACGGTAAATACTTTATTGACGCCGTCCACGGTCCCCACCATCGGCTGCTCGATAATGACCTTCGACTGGATGGTCGAAATGATGAGCGTGAGCGCCGCCCCCGAACTGAGCCCCTGGTCTTTGCGGTTTGAAAAAGCTATGGAAGTGGTGAATAGTTTGCCAGCTCTGCCGACTTTTCAAACATGAAAGCCGCCTTCACGGCGACGTCTCCGATATCGTTCTCGCGAACACCCACCTCGCGCTCCCGCTTTGTAAGGCTCGCCTCCATCCTCTCAATGCGCTTCTCCCGGATGTCGAGCTGAATCGAACGCCGACGCATATCGCCGAGCTCCTGTTGGAGCGCGAGCTTCTGCTGGTCGAGCTTGGAAACCTGCTCCGCCACCTTCAAGAGCCGGTCTGATTCTTTCTTTAACCTCACGAGCTCACGATTCAGATTGTTGATTTCGACTTGCTTTGACATGGATGTTTTTTCGTACTCCTTTATCTCTAATTGTAGCAAACGTACCTTCTCATCGAGGGTGGATATCGTCGTCCTCGCCCCGCGGGCCTTCACTTCAAGACCATCCATCTCCTCGCAGAGCTTCCGTTCCCTGTCGTCAAGAAGGTTGCACGCATTGTCAACCTCCTTTTTTTTGATTGTCAACCGATTTTCAAGTGAATTGACAACTGCATTCTGGAGCTCGGCCACCCGTCCGAGCTCCTTACGCTGCACGACTATCTCAAGCTTAATGGCGTCCCTCTCTTCAGAGGACTTCTTTATCTCCTTGCCCACCGACTCAAGGTCGTGCCGCAAGGATACGAGGTCCTCAGGAATCATTGCTTGCGATTCTTCCTGCTCGCCTGGCGCGACCGCACCTGGCGTTTTCGTTTTGAACCCTTATTGACGTTTGACATCTTAGTTGGTCCTTGCCGCCAAGGTCATAGTAAGAGTGCCCGTCGTAGCACCCGCCCCGTACGCCTGAACCGAGACCAAAAACGCTACCGTTGCCGATACCGGCAAATCATACGAGATACAACCCGACGTTGCCGCCAAATCTATTTCGAACGGATACAAGGTCGCGACGCCCAAGGTATCGGATTCAATCGTCTCCTGATACCAGTCGGTCGACGGGAATGTCGCCGGGCTCTTTACGTGAGCGTTGTAGAAACGGATTTTAATGCCGTCCTCCGTCCCCTTCGTATAGTTCACGTAGAGCGTGAGCTGGGAATCCGCCTGCACCTCCGCGTCGTTCGTGATGATGACGTCCGTAGCAAGGCACGTTATCGCCGCGTACTCCGTCTTCGAGAGCGTCGTCGTTGCCCCCGTATAGGACGGCAAGAGGTCGACGGTCGCCGGATATCTGATTGTTATTCCTGCTTTCATCTTATTCTTCGTCCACAGTTTCATCCTCATCTACATCGGGCTCCGCACTCTTGTGCGCGGCCTTGATGTGCATGTTCAGATAATTCTGCGTCTTAAAAGTTTTATCGTGCTCCTCGCATTTGAACTCGGGAGCGACGACCGGCGCCGCTTCGACTGGAGCAGGCGCCCCTGGTTCTGCCGCTGGTTCTACTGCCGGTTCCGCTACTGTCTGTTCGCCGGCCGCCGGAACCTCGGGGAGCGTCGAGAGTTTCGAGTCCCCATAAGTTGATTCGTCTACGGGCATCAACGCCTTTCCGTAAGCGACCGCAAGCAAACGCTGATGCTCTTCGGGCGTCAAATCGTGAGAGATGGCGCCGGGCTGCAAGGTCACTCCCTCCATGGAGAAGACCTGATTAGAGATATTTTTAACGCGATATACCATTTTAGTTTGCTGATGGAACACGTTTATTTTTCAACGGCTTCTTCATTGCGCGGGGCATCCGCTTTCCCTTCGCTGAACTCTTCAACTTCTTTCCTTTCTTAACGGGTCCTAAAGGCAATTTAGTAATTATTTGACCCTATCAGAGCCTGGAGCTCCGGTATCAGCCTTCGCTCATCATCCCTCTTTTTCGGGTGATGAAACTGGCACAATGTAATGCCGTTATTTTTATTGTAGCGTTCCTCGACGAAGTCGCGCCACGGCAATATGTGATGGGCAATTTTTATCCCTTCACAATTTTCATTTTCAAACCGACACTTCCATCCATCCCTTTTCTTAACCTCGTAAACCCACTGCTTGTACTCGGGGTCGTTCCTTTTATTCCTCAAGAGAGATGCTCTATCGGGATTCCAATTCCAATTAGCTGGACCCCTGGGAGGGAAAGGATGCGCCTTCCAATACTCATTCATCTTAGCACGTGTCTCTTCGGACCAATGTGTTCCTAAGTGACTCTTGTTACCCAGTAAACCAAGGGAAATGTTTTTTCTATGCCCCTCTGATAACCTCATACCCATGCGACCCTTACTCATGTTCGCACGATGCTGGTCGCTCTTCTTTACACCCGTCATAGACTTGCTGAGAGATGCGCCCATACGACGCTTGCGTTCCTCAGTCAATGGCTTATGCGGATATACTCCCTTGGGCATTTTAGTAATTTAATTTATTTCCCGAACCGGTCTCTTGAGGAAGAGACCGGGAGAGACCGTTCACCTACGCTATCACCAAGTAGTTCCAGGACGGCGTCGCCGCTGCCGCAGAGCTCTTACTGACACCAACCACGAAACCCGTAGCCGACACCGAGGAGATATACGCCCCGCTCTGTGCCGCCAAGGCCGCAGCCGCATTTGCCGGAGTGAGCATGACGCCCTTCGGAGCCACCGTGTACGTCTTCCCGAAGGTCACCGTGAACGTGCTGTCCGCGGTGTTATTCTGCGTGCCGGTCGTCGTGATGATGCCGCAAGTATCTGTCGCGCCCACGGTCAACGTAGCGGCGGAGATTCCTTGTGCCGTGGTAATAGCCGCGCTCGGAGGATTCGCCGAAGCCGTCGAGATAAGATGTCCGTTGAGACCCACGCCGAACACTTCCGTTGCTCCATTGTTGAAGCTGAGGAATCGTCCAGTCGTCATCGTGGCCTGCGTCGCCACAATCTGTTCGCCGATACCGGTCGTAAGTCCCGTTACGGAAATCAGATGACCGACACCGACCGTGAGAGCATTCGCAAGCGTCTGGTCAACGCCGATGCCCGTATAGACACCAGTATTGATTGTCTGGAATACGGGGCCCGTGGTGTTCGTGCCCTCAACCACCGTGCCCGCCGTCAAGATTCCCGATGCCATGAGCGTCCAATACGGAACCGCGAACGTGCCGGTATTCTGATAGGTGGACCCCGTGTCCATCCTGAGCATCAAACAACCCGTGCCAAAAACATACGCCGTGACCGGCGGAACGCCGATACACTTTGCAACCATGCCCGGCTGGTTGCCGTTTATTTCACCGTACTCTTCGGTGAGAGCTACCCAGCACGTCGTCGAGCCGGGGACAAGAGTAAACAAATCAGTGCCTTGCATATTTTTGTTTTAACCAATCGCTGATGGTAGGAGAGAGCACTTCTTTATTGTCGAGATGGAATGGAATGTATCCTTTCCGCAAGAGTATGATATTTTTCTTTACACTCTGCGGGTGGGAACCTATCTCTATCGCGTCCCGGCCGATAAGAAAATCAATCTCTCTACCGTTTATTTTAATTTTCGTTCTGAACGGAATATGATTTTTTTTCAAGAGCTCCATGAATCGCCGTTCCGACTTCGTGCTCCTCTTCCGACATAACTTAAGAATCTGATATCTGTGCTTCATAAATCTGGTGGCCTACCTTGGAAGCAAAGGGTCGGCTGTGGTGATGCAGCTTTTTTGGGAAGCTGCAAACCCGCTCCTCACAAGTAACAATTATTATAGGGGAAATACGGAGGCGTGAGTGGTCAAGTGATTCGCCTATAATAGATTGTCAAGGAACTACTTAAGGACTACACGCCGGCATTAAATACCGTGCCCCGCCAGTCGTAAGGACCGACCTTGTGCTCCATCGAAATGTCATGGTTGAAGACCTTATTGTCTTCGTTGAACCAGGTCTCGTTGGTCACTGCGCGGAACATGATGTCCTTGAGCGGAGAGAACATGCCGTCGACAATCTGCCATTGCGTGAGCGACGTAAGGAACGGGGACTGAACCAGTACCCACATACCTCCGTACCACACGTTAATGTTATTGTTTGCCGTACCAACCTCCCACTCTGAATCAATGTTCTGCTTAGCGCGCCGCATCTTTGCGGGATTCGCGATAAGGTAGTTCTTGCCACCGCCCATCGGCATCGGTTCCCCGATGTCGTCGAGCTGGTTTTGAAGAACCAGAATCATTGCTTCGATAGCGGACGGTGTGATATCGGAAGCGGTGACGATGTTCGATTGTGCCGCACCTCCCGGGACTTTCGTCGGGTGAGATGCTGACGCCAAAGGTTGACCGTCTCCATAGTCGAAGAGCTGCGGCAAGGTCACTGCGGCAAAAGCCGTATTGAACCGCTGCATCCGATGGCGGGCCTTGGTATTCTCGGCCGCAATCTGCGCTTTCGCGCTCTCATTCAACGCCTTCTGATATTTCGAATCACGACGCTCCGCTGCCTCTCGGGTCACCTGAATGCGGGCCGTAAACTTGAACGGCTCGACCCCGGTGATGAAAGACGGAACGTAATCCTTCGAAATAAAAGGCTGTGCTTCCTCGGTCGGCGACAATTCGCTGATGCCGGTTATCGGAATGGTCTCTACGCGTTGCTTGCCCGATGCGTTGATTTCTTCAAACAACGCGCCGGTCTTCGTTGAAGCATCAAGGTATACGTCCGAATTGTAGGCCAGCAACTGCTTTTCAGCCTGGTCGATGGTCAATGCGAACTCAGCCCGGACTCCACGCAACAATATATCAATGGACCTTATGGTTATCATGGATTATTAGGGGATTAAGGGTTATACATTGCTGCTTTCGCGAACTTACCTACGATGACGGTTGCTGCGGCGGTCGCCGGAGATTCCGTGTAGACGCCGAGACAGAAGACCTGCAACGGAGTGGTTTGACCCACGCCGTAAAGCTGGACCGATGCTTCGTCGACCCGACCCGCGTCCAAGAGGTTGTACCACGTGAATGCGAGACCCGAATATGCTTGCGTCGTACCTGCGGCGTTCTGCATATCGAACAAGAACTCCATGTCCTCCGTAATCGGAATGTACTGCGCGTAAATCTGCCCGCCTGAGACGAGGCCGGTATACGCTGCAGTCGTGTTGTTACTGGCGGTCGTAATGGACGAAGGAGTGGTCGTGCCGACCGAGGCGAGGCCTTGGCCGATGACCTGGTCCTGCGGACCAATGAAACCCGTAACGAGTCCGAGCGGAAACACTGCGACTGACGCGACCGCGGATGTTGCGTTTGTTACAACGGCTGCCGTGCCCGCGAGCGGGATGATGACATCCCCCACATGAACCGCTAACGTATTATCGAGCAACGCTTTACGCGTTGAGCCCGTATACACATCCTGAGCTAATCTAATCATTTGAAAGCTGTAATGTCTTTACTGTCGACCAGCCTTCAGACTTGAATGTTCCTACCAGCCGTTTTTAATCTTCAGCTTTTTATACACTTCAAGCGGCATCCCGACGCGTTGAGCGGCCTGGATGTCCATCTCATCGAGCGATGAATTATCGGAACGAGGTTCAGCGCCTACCCCCACGAACCCGGCGGACGACGCGATGCGGTCGTACTCCCCGGCATTTTCAGCCAGCTTGTCGGCCACCCGCTTCGCCTGCAGGAACTCCTGAGGATGTTGGGCGACAAATGTCGTCTCGAGGTCCTTATAAATAAGGTCCTGGTTCACGGCGCTCGAGTCGAACTTTTTGAAGTCTTCAAGGAACTGCTTCTGGTCCTCCGGCTTTACCTGGTACGTTTCGAAGAACTTCTTCGCTGCGGCGTCCAGATTCTCTGTCCGCAACTTTGTCTGAAAGGTGGAGTCTTCGTTCCTACGCGCCTCGCGATGCTCCTTCAGTTCCGTTTGGACCCGAGTGAGCTCCGTGTCGAGGGCAGCCTTCTGTTTCTCTTTTTCCTCGACCGCCGCTGTTGATTCGGCGAGCTGCGTCTGTTTTGCCTGGATATCTTTTTCTGTTGCCTCAAGCTTGGCAACCTTTTCTTCTATTTCCGTCATAGTAGTTAATTTAATTTATTCACCGACGCCCGTTTATGGCCGGCGACGCCTTGTTGGTTACTACCGGAATCTATCTCCAGCATACCACAATATCGGAACACATTCTGTGCATAACTCAAGTCGCCTTCTTCCCGAACTGGTCACGCACCTTCTTCGCGACCATCCGGGTCGACTTTGTCTTTTGCACTTTCTCCTTGCCGGTCGCCTTCTTTACCTTCGGCGCCTTCGGGTTTTTGACCGAACGGACCGTCGGCTTTTTGAATGCAATGCTTTTTTTACTTGCCATACTGGTTCTTATTTTTAGATTGTTTTGCCTTGCTGAATGCAATGGCGATTCTTTGCTTGTTCGCCTGCTTCGCCCCCTTCTTCTTCTTGGTCTTAGCGAGCACCTTGGGCGGATTTTTCTTGAGCTCCCTGAACGCCTGGTCCAGGCTCATTTTCTTTTTTGCCATTGTCTGTTTTGAACTTCCCGAGAAACTGCTCCAACGTGGCACGCGGCTTCTCGCTCAGTTTGATATCGACCTTTGGTTCGGCCTTCGTTCCCGTATCCATGGAGAGCGCCAGGCGATTTTCAAATATCTGACCCTCCACGAAGTCGCTCGACTTATCCTTTAAGGTCAGTGACTGCAAGAGCTTCATCTCGCGCCGTCGGAGATAGAGCGCGTAGTCCGGCGTGCTGTAAAATACTTTCTTAAGGATGAGTCCCGCTTCGACCTCGTCCGCCACCGTCGCGTGCTCCCTGCTCCACACCTCCCGCCACAAATCCCGCGTAGAGAAAAATCTCAAAATCCATTTCATAGTGATATTCGTTGCCGTGAGTTACGTTTCTTTGTGGCGCCGCGCTTCGACTTGTTTATTGTTTTGCGGCGCTGCATGGTCGTGCCAAATCTGCTGCGGACTCCTTTAAGGAGAGAATCAGTTGAGCGTGTGGTCATCATTGCTCGATACAGTTAAATGATTGTAAGCATCCGCACCTCATACAAAAATAGTAATGTTCGTTAGGAGGGCCTCCCACGTTAACATCAGAGAACCGATGACCGAAGAAGAAACAGAAAATAGTTTTCATTTAGAATTTGCGTAATACCGACGACCCCGTTTTCTTTGCCATCGAAGCGGCCGGCCCTCCCGCTCCGAACGCTGCGCCCCGTAAGCTCTGGTTATAATTTCCCACCGCCGTGCCGGGACCGGCGCCCGCGCCTATCCCTCCCGTCCCACCGGGAGCTCCAGGCGCCGCACCGCCAGGAGCTGCAGGTTGAACTGGATTACCATTCTCATCGAGCTGTTGCGGAACCACCTTCGGAGGAAGACCGAAGCGGTCGTTCTCGTAATCGTTCTCCACTTTGTCGTCCACGATGTCCGACAGATTTTCGCCGAACTTCTCGACCAAACGGTAGAGCATCTTCTTCGGAGACAAGAGGCCGGTCTGCCCGAACAGCTTCATCACCGTCGTGATGTAGTCGAGATACAGCGCGCGCTCCGTCTCCGGAGACGATTCCTGCTCGAAGGTTATCTTGATGTCGAAATTGATTTTGCGTAATGAGTCGGGCGTCACCTCGATGATGTCGACGCGCTCCTTCCTCATAATGGAGCGGAGATACGATTCCTTCTTCAGCTCGTCGCCCGACTGCGGATGCGCCGTGATTCTAATCTCGTGGTTACCCATCCCGCCGCCGTAGAGCTTCAGTTCCGCCAAACTTAATACCTTATTGAACTTCCGTTCGCCCAGGACCTGCTCCGTCTTCTCGGAGGTATAGAACTGAATCATGTTCTTGATGGTGAGCCACGCCTTCTGCTCCAAGAGGTCCTGATAGAAAAGATAATAGAGTCCGGCGGCTTCCTGCTTCTGCTGGGACTCCTGCGCGTTCTCGGTCGCCGACTTCGGCTGCGAGCTCGGGCTCGCGTTGCCTGCTCCGCCCGAACCGGTCCGCATAAGGATTCCATTCAAGGCGTTCAATGCGTTCCAATAAGAAGAGGACGCGCCCTGCACCGACATCTCCTTGAACTGATTCACGTCGGCCTGCACTTGGTAGATTCTTCCCGGCTTGAACTCGAGGCCCAGTTCCATGCTGGGGTCGTTCGTAATGATAGGGGCGGTGACGGAACGGATTTCGCGTTCGAGCAAGAGTTCCCACATCATGTTCAAGGCCTCCTGCGGGGACTTGACCTTCTGCGCCAGCGGCATCCCGTAAAAGAAATTGGCGTCTATCGGTTCGAAGATAGACTTGCTGAACGGTAACTTCTTATGGTTCCACGGCAAGGGGGCAACCTCCTGAGCGTCGCCCTCGCCGATGGGATTCAGTAAGACTCCATTCGCGATTATCGCGTACTGGTCCTTCGCTTTGTTGAAATACTTGAGGACCTCCACGAAGTCGGAGCCCATCACGTCATAGGAAAGAAAATCCGCGAAGATGCTTGAGTCCGCAAACTGAGAACCCGGAACGACGGTGTTCGAGTTCGAATATCCCTTGAACGCGTTCTTGAAATCGTGCCACTTGATAAGAGTCCTCCAGAGGAGTTCGTCCTGCGCCTGAATATCCGGTTCCCAAATCTTCGGCATGTACAAATCCTCCAGATTCACAATCACATCCTCCACATCCGATTCATCGAGCGTGTCCTCCTTATATTCCGTCTTCCCCGTCGCGGGGTCGTGCATCGTTATGTTCTTAACTTTTCTGATGTTCGAATTGTACGCGGTGAATACGACGACGGTTCCGTTCACGATGTTATAAAGGAACTGCCAGAAGTTCGAAATCTTCCGGTTGCTGCCCCTGCGCCAGTATTCAAACAAATCGTTCAGCACGGTCGACGTCACTAAATCAAAACCCTTCACTCCTTCGAAGTGGGGCTTCATCTTCAGGTTCGCAATCTTCGAAAGTATCTGAATGATTTGATTGCGCGTTTCAGGGAAGAAGAACTGCGGCGTGTCGACATCAAACGAGAGGGGAATGTATCCCCAGAACTTCTGTCGCGCGTCATTCAAATAATCCAGGAACGTCTGCTGGCTATATTGTTTGTAGGGCTGGTCCCTCAGGGACCGCCACCGAATCAACTTGTCATACACGCCGTAGATGAACTTCAATATCTCTTCGGGCGGCTTGTACGTCTCTTCCAAAAATACTTTCTTCTCAACCTGCTTGTTGGTTTCGTTACCGGTTATGATTGGCATTTATAATAGTTTACCCGATTTTTTATTCACCATCTTCATCGCGATTCGCATCCTGTCCTGGAACTCGGGGTGCTGCTTGACATAGTCAAGCGCCGACCAGCACCTCTTCAAATGTTCCTCCATCGACGTCGCGTCCAGATTGAATTCATCGAGCATCAATTTGTATATGATGAATCCATTATACCAGAACGCGATGCACTGCGTGTGGGGATAGAACACGGCGCCGAGGTCGGGCGACAGTTTGCTGAAGTTCCGCACGATATGGCGGACGAAGACCTTGTCGTACTGCGTGTCGAGCTTCTTCGAAGCGAAGGTCTCCGCGGCCGTGGGAAGGGACGGCGGTTCCATCTTCAAAGGTTTGCCGGACGAATCAAGAATCATGTCCCTATATTAAAAATGTCGACCTGACTTCCCAGTATGTTCCCGCCCGCCTTCTTCGCGCAGTCATAGCACGTGACCGCGCGGATGGTCTGGTGCTCCGTGCCGATACTGAAGAGGTCGACGATTAAGGAGCGCCCGCAGACCTGGCAGCAGAACACTTCCTGCCGGTGGGCCGCGGTCGGCACATTGCTGTCCGCGTTATGGCACTCGCAGTTGCAGAAAGAGACCGAGCTCTGACCGGTATGATTCAGGACACAGACTATGCAAAGATTAACCATTTCGTTTTTCAAATCCAATTTTCTTCGACTTCTTGCCTATCAATTCCTCGGCGTTCGCCTTCAGCCAATCATCGTCTATGTACACCTCGTCGACCGGTTTTTTCTTCTCCTTCTTCAAGGCATCCTGGACGCTCCGAGCCATGAATCTTTTCTTGATGATGAAGAGTTTATCCATTGTTATTTTCGCGATTTTTTATCACGTAGTTTGCGACTGCTTGCATCTTAGATTTTACTCCGTCAACGTTCACGTTCACATTCACCAGACTCATATTTGGATTCTTCGTGCCGAGTCGCGCCATGTGCATGACTGAATATAAATCTCGGAGCGCTTTACTTTTGATACCGAGGTTCGCCTTCTTGATATCGGTGAGCGAGATGCTGTCGATAATCAACTTCATCTTATCACTCAACGTATTCTGAAAATCCCACATCTGCATCTCCATCTTGCCGAGAGGAATGATGTTCTTCTTGTCATCGGAGCTCACCACCCGGGGAACGAACTCCCGGTTCTCGTTCATCACCATCACGACGTTCCGCAGCACGTTCGTATACCCGGCGGTCTTCAAAGCCATATGAATATCCGTAGTGATAAACGCCGGCCTCTTCCGCAGAAACTCGCAGACCGTCTTGAACTTAAGAATCACCTGCCGATATGCCGCCCGAAACTCCGTCTCATCCCTCTGAATGATACGGAACCATCCGAATATCTCGTCCAGTACCTTAGCTTCCACCGGACCAAAGACAACGCCGGGATTTTTTCCGGTCGTCGGCTGGGACTTCATTACACACTTTCTCGCGCCAAAAAAATATATGAACCGGACAATCTGGTCGGCGGTCAATCCAAAAGGATACTCAGTGGCGTTTTCGAACGATACGCTTCGGTTCGGCTTCTCACCCAGCGGGATGTCAGTTTTGTCGATGGTCGCTTCCATATTCTGATTCTATCATAATACATACCTTTGACACGGTTGATAAGTCATTGTGAAGCGATGAGGAGGCCGATAATGTCCTGATGTGGGTGGGGGGTATAGCAATACTGGACGGGACAAAGCCCCGAAGATATACCACCTGCTCTACCTTGCTGGCTATCTGTCGCAAAACGTACATTGTGCGACAGGTGGTATCCCCGCTCCCCTGCCGTTGGTATGTCTCACTATATCGCACACAGCACGCCACACGGCACGAACAGGCGGCTAAAACGATAAGGTTGGCGAGAATGACTGATGACCATACCCCGCCACAGATAGACAGCACGCACGGCACACAGCGAGCAGTTTAGCAGGTTGCCGCTATGCTTAGGAAAGAGTGTTTGACACTAAGAACACGGCTACTGAGCAGGAAATCCCGCTTATTCATTCAGTTGAAACGGCACGGGAAGCGGCACGGCGGCTATCTCTTAGCAATCATCACGTCATAGTGTTTAGGAGTGTTGGGCGGCAGTCGGGCGACACGTTCGAAACGTACGAACACGGCGAGCGTACCGAGTGGAGCTATCCCCACGGAATTGAGATAGCATAACGGGCGACAGACGGCGGCAGGGGAGCAGTTTTTAACCCTGCCGCTACTACCGGAGGGATGGGCGACAGGTTGCGGATTGCGGGAGGGGGACAATGAGCCACAAGCTCCACCCCCGCCCACAGTCCACAAGAGGGACAGGCGGCAGTTCTTTAACAAAAAGGTCGCAAAAACAAGCTACAAGCTTATGACCAAGAAGGATTTTATAGTGATAGCGGGCGTCATTCGGACGATTTTCGGAGCGTTAGACGCTAACGAGGACACGCACGAAGGCGATATGCCGCTAACAAGCGAGCAGAAGCAGATAATTGTTGGAGCGTTCACGGGAGAGCTGATGAAGGAAAACCCCCGTTTTGACGCTGACAGGTTCACAAAGACGTGCTACGGGGAGAAGTAAGGGCGACAGGCGGGCGATTATCCGTTCAACGGACACGGAGCTGGTGCGGCTCTATTCGGCGAGCCGTTAAATGTACCATTCAATGCGTACAGCCAGCCCGTTAGCGGTTCATTGAAATATGGGCGGCGATTATAGGGCGCACACAGGCAGACGGAAAACGCACAGCGTTTTTATACGAGCCAAGCATTGCGCCAGCGAACGCAGACGGGAACGCCATAATATCCCGTGCCCATATTCCAGCGAAACGCTGGAGCACATTAAAAAAAGGTCGCAAAAAGTTACCACAAACTATGACCATAACAGAAAAAGCCGCCGAGCTTTACGAGTTTTTTGAAACAAAAAAGCGAGGCGAGGAGGACATCACTATTCTGAAAGAAAACGCCCCGCAATCATTGAGAGATAGCGTGATGGCGGCACACGAAGGCCGGTTGCCCGATGATTGGATTTATTCCACGTATTGGGCGATATTGGGCGACATTTCAGGATATACGATAGACAGCGAGGACGAGCTGGAAAACAATCGCCCTGAAATAGTGGACGGACTGGTAGATGTTTACACAAGCGATTTGACGGCGTGGCTGAATAGGAGCGTTTGCAATGTTAATTATCTCGAAGACGCCCGCAAGGAATACGGCGAGGTGGAGGGGGGCGACAGGATGATTGCCCAAGCGCAATATATGGCGATTGACGAGATTTTTAACGAGGTCGCCAGACAGTTGACGAAGGATGAGGATGAATAAGGGGCAGGGCGGCAGGATGGAGCAGTTTTTCATCCTGCCGCTATGGATGAAAGGTCGCACATTTACAATAAAAAAAATGATTGACTACATCTTTAGGGATGCCGAGTTTATGACGGCAAAGGACAAGGAGCTCACGTTCAAGCAATGGAAGAGTTTTCTGAAGTTCTTAGCCAGTCCAGAGTGGACGTCATCGAACGACAAGAACACGGGAAGCGATTACGGGCTTGTCGCTCCGAGAACGTTCACGGACAGGATATACAAGCATTTGAGCTTGCATTGCGGCTTTATAGCGCATTACAACATTCACGGCTTCTATTCCACATACTTTTCGGGCGACATTGCGGATTTGCGCCGCTTCTTTTCTCACATTGAGAGCTGGGGCGACACGAAGGATTTGACGGACGCAATGCTTGAAGAGTACAAGCGAATGGAGGCGAAAATATATCCCGTCGCGGAGGACAGGACGGCAGACAAGTTCAATCTCATAAAGGAGATTGTAAAGCGAGCAGAGACGGACGTGGAGCTTAGGGACAAGGTGGTCGGATGGATTTGAGCCGTTGATATTGCGGGCGACAGCCCATCCCGCAATGCTGAGCGGCGCAAATTGAGCAGTTTTCAATCCTGCCGCTATGTCTAGGAAAGGTCGGGCGACAGTTCATTAAAAAAATGAAACTTTACTACCACAAGACGGACGGCGGTGCGGAATACCTGACCGACACGTTCATTGAGTTTGAAAACACGTGGAAAAAGGGAGGAAAACAGAGAGAGGGCGTCATAAACGATAAGACGAAGTATGTCGTAAGGATTGACGGCGATATCACGAAGGACGCAGAGCTGGACGTTAGGGATTAGCCATTGACGGATTGCCGAACAAGTGGGCGGCAATCGGTGAGCGGCTAAACGCTCGAAAGGTCGCACATTTACAATAAAAAAATGAAAGAAAAAAAGCCGTTGATGGGATGGACGGGTTATGCTGATAACGCAGAAGTCCAAAATTATCTCGATTGCTACAACGAAAACGCAGAAGAGGGCGACAAGATAACGCTGGAGCAAGCGAGCGAGATGATTGCCCAAGACAGTGATTACTGGACAATGCAATGGGAGAGCTTTTGTGAGTTTTTAACAGAAGAGATGAAGGGGCGGCAATTCTTCCGTGATGATGCAAAAGGAATGGGCTGGCAATCACGGACGGGCTATAAAGTTTTCAAAGCGGAAAACGGACAAAAAATGATTGACGCTATTACGCCCAAAACGCAGGAGTTTTCATTGACAGTATGGAAACATTATAACGGGTTCAAGATACGAATTGGACACCATGATGCGCCAATGGGCGAGATACACATGGTAAGACCGATAACGGAGGGAGCGTATATGGCGATTGAAGGTTGATTGAGCCGTTGAGCGGGCGACAGGGCAGAAACCCGTCCCCGCACGAGCGGCGCAAATGAGCAGTTTTAGCGTGTGCCGCCTTATATGAAAGGTCGGGAAGTACATTAAAAATATATGCCAGACGAAAACAATACCTTCATTGTTGATTTCATATCTCACGAGACGGGAAGCGTTGAGGTAGAAGCCGCAAGCGAAGAGGAAGCGAGAGAGAAGTTCGAGGACGCCATAGCGAACGGCGGGGCAGTATGGGGCGACAGCGTTTACGAAGTCCAGAAGGTAGAGAGGTCGTGATTGTTTTCCGATAGCTGGAGGCAATGGTCGCTCCATTCCCGCCAGCTATCGGGGCGCAAGCTCCGAAAAGGTCGGCAGTTCATTAAAAAAACATGAAAAGCAAAACAAAGAAGGCGCATATCCTTCCGCAAGATAGCTGGGCGGTCATAAGCTTGATGCGTGAGGACTTTCAAGATTACAAGGGATGGAGAAAAATAAGCGATGCCGATATGGATATGGTCGCCCGCAAGATTGGAGACGGGATGATGGATGGCGGCGATTACTGGGAAGCCATAAGGTATTGGGCAAAAGAGCTGAAACTGAAGAAGCTCAAGAAGTAAGCCATTGACAGGGTGTCCGTTCAACGGACTTCCTGATGAGCGGCTTGACTGCTCAGTGATGGGAGGAAGGTTGGGCGACAGCCAGATTGACATCCAGCAGTCGCACACGGGCGTCTGAAGTTCAAAAGGCAGGGTACTCTTAAATCGCCTCCCTGTTTTCTTCCTCCCATCACTGAGCCGTAAAGCTCAAAAGGTCGTAAATCACACAATAAAATATGAAGCTTAAAATCGAAAAGGGAGTTCTCACGGCGCAGGCCGAGACGGCGGACGACATGCGGACGCTGTTAGAGCTGGGCGGCAAAGTTCGGAACGTGAAGAGCAAGTACCTTCGCACATGTCCGGTCGAGGGATGTCAGTTCAAGGGGCACGGGACGCACTCAATCAACGTCCACGTTGCGAGAGCGCACAAACAATAAACCATGAAACATTTCCTGATTACGATTACATGGTACGCACCCTACCCACGGGAGGCAACGTATCAGGAGGGCGGGGGACAAATATGGACCGCCGTGGCGAGGGCGTTGCGGCGGTTCAGGGCGGAGAATAAAAGGCAGAGGGTCAAACAATTAAGCATCAAAGTAATACAGTTATGAGCACAGAAACAGAATACGCCGTAGCAACGGCAGAAAAGGCGGGCGACAATCAGGTTTTGATTATGATTAAGGGCCCGCTCGACGACCATTCGAAGGTCTTAGACCTCACAGTGGAAGAGTTCAAAGCGTTGTACCGGATGGTCTTTAAGATGATTGAGGAACAGGTAACGGAAAAACATGAGAAAATATCCGGTTAACATTAAAAATAGCAGGAATAAGTCCGGCTACAATGGTGTCTACTATGAGCCGGCGACAAAAAAATGGGGCGTCTCCATCCAGATAAAGGGAAAACAGAAGAATATCGGCCGCTTCTGGACAAAGAGAGAAGCCATCAGCGCACGGGAGAAAGCCGAAGACCTGCGTTAACGACTCCATAAAAAACATGAAAAGGGATTGGAATAAAATACTGTTCTACGTGTACGCCATCGGCTCAATAGCTGCCGCGCTATTCGGATTCTTCTACTACGGAATCCTAAGCGGGTGGCATCCAGTTTAACGACTCTGCCATGCGTGATGGCCATACGGGGCACTCTTAACGCCGGAACCTCCGGACCCTAACGCCATATTCACGGCGTAATTTTCACAGGCCGCTCGGATATCAGCAAACTCGTCATGCACGGGTTTATTTTTTGCTTCCTCGGAAGTCGAGTTCTCGCGTCCTTGAGCGAATCGAGAGTTTATAAGGGCGTCATATACGTCAAGCGCCCCGTACTTGGACGAGAAGACAGAAGTGGCGAGCATCCGGATGACGGCCGTTCGCCGGACGGGATAGTCGTTCCCCATATTGTTGATACGCAAGAAAATCCCAAAGCCGGAGAGCATCGTGAACACCGACATAGGCACTTGGCTATTGCCGGTCTGGCTCCGGTTCCGGTGGGCGATTTCGCCGCAGTACATCACCGGCAGTTTCCATGTATTGAACCTTTGGATGAGCTCGTATTGCGGGCGGCTGTACAATCGCTTTTCGAGCTTATAGGTATCGTTCATGAACTTGTTCTTAACCTCGTAGGTGTCTTGGTCCTTGAACGTGTACCCGTGCCGCAGGAACGGCAGAAACCAGTGCACGTTGCGCTGGGCCTGCTCCATGCAATCGAGAATGTAAAAGTTCTTAGCATCGCGCTGGAAGTAAACGAGCGCAGTGTGGTCGCCGGCCCCGAAGTCGAGCCCGACATACAGGGGCAGGTCGGGGTTGTAGTCGTAATCCCGAACCGGACAGAGGGCGACAGATGGGTAATACGCCCCGGTTGGGTCCGCTTGGTAGCTGATATTGAGCTCTCCTTCCACGGCAAGGGGGTCCGCGGCTCTCCGGGCCTCTTCTGCTTTGTACCATGCCTCATCCTTGAAGGGATGCTGCTTCCAGTCGAGCGTGAGAAGGGTCTTGTTGACCTCCATGCTCTCACGGAGACCTCGCGCGAAGGAGCTGGGCGCCGGAGTTGAGACCGCAATGCGACAGGGCGTTGAGTCGGACGCCGACCGCCATGATTCGCGGGCGAACCGCCAGAAGAACATCTCGTCAAAAAATATCATTGCCGCGCGGTTGCCTCGGGCGAAATTAGGGTTCGCCGATTCACCGATAAGGAACGACTGCTGGTCCGGATTTATCAGCTTCATGTGGATGTCGTGCTCGGATTTCCGGAACCCTTGGGGAGTCATCCACTTCGGCATAGCGTAATGGATGTACCGAAGCTTGCCAAACAGGGCTTGTGGCGTGTTGCCACACCATGCCGGTTTACCGTTTCGACGCACATAAAGAATGGTATTCGGGACCGTAACGCACGAGAGATGACCCTTATAATGAGTTTTCTCAATATCAAACGTCTGATGTCGGGATGTCCTTATCCTAAGGATGTAAAACGGCAAGCAATTCTCTTTTTTAATAATCCTGCCCCGAATACAAGTATCCCTTTTTACCGTCGATGTAGTTATCGACGAAGAAAATCCTTGCTTCTGAATCAATTCCTGGAGCTGGTCAGCCATCTTTTTGCTGACTGTACTCATACTCGGCTGTGCAGTCTTCCAACTCCCATCACCGAGCATGTAGTAATACAAAAAGATACCGAGCTGGCGCGGCGTCGAGTTCATTATCTCATCAGGGATAAACTTGTCTTCGGCATGGCCGAACTGCTGGAGATATTCGAAAATCGGCTTGCTACCCTTGACCCAGCTGTCATCGCTCGATGTTCGGCACGGCTCTACGCCGAAAATCTTTATCAGAAGAACCTTGAAAGCATTATATCCCTTACTCTCCTTCGCCTGAGTGACGGCAAATCCATCCTTAACCTTGTACCCTTCTGCAAGCCACATTCCCATAAAAGCGCAAAAATCGTCCCCGTCCATAGTGATAGGAATGCTTCGCTTTCCCGTGACCGGAAATATGAACTCAGCGAGCTCCGTCCCCTTCCATACCGATGTCGCGGGAATCGTCTTGAGCGATTTCTTAGACCTCTTGAATAATTCGTCTACGGTTTTTATGTCTTCGTGGCTATCCCACCTGCCGTGCGATTTTCCCCAAGGATTATTCCGGTAAAGAACACGATGGCCAGGGCTCACCATTAAGTCCAATGACCTCGATTTTATATGGTAAAAATCACCATCGTACTCCTTGTACGTTTTAGCGGTTGCTCGCTGCCACTCAAACTCCTTCGTTCCCATCTTGCGAGTGGCAAATAAATCTCCATCACGTCCAATCTCAACGTCACGAAAATACTTCCACCCCTCTTTTGTGAGGACCTCAGTATCATCAGAATAACAAGCGTTGTCGACCTCCGCTTCCTTCCGGGAACCGATAAGGCCATACCACCGGTCCTTGAACCTCCAGCGCCAGTACATATAGTACAGGACGGTCCACGTGGCCATCATGTCGCGGGTCTTCTCAATCAAGAGGTCGTGAGTATTCTCCTCGGCGTCGATGAGTTTATAAATTATTTCACGCTGATGCGGAAATAAGAACAATGGGAGGTCCGGCGACTCCTGCAATCTCGGCTCATAACAAACGCCGAACATATCTATGAAAGCAAAAACGTCATCCCTGCACTCGGCAAAGACATTCATCCGGTCGACGGGATTCGCCTCGGCACGCTGAAGCCGGTCGAGCCTCTGGTTTAGATGCTTTTCGAAATCAAGGGAATTAAGATAGTGGCGGAGGAGTTTGACATTCATCTTTAGTAAATCTTTTTCCGTATATTTCTTCGACCTCTCTGCGCGTCATCAACTGCCTTTGAAAAGCGACCTTCGGCATTATGTCCCAGAAAGAAACAGACGGTTCCTTTCCGTTAGGAAACTCGATAGGGATTCCGTTCACGTACCGGTACACTAAAACGCCATCACCGTTATATTCATCAATGATTTCAACGTAATCGCTCATTGCTTTGTCTTGTACTGTTTGCACCGCACGCACCGCCACAAATGCTCATGTCCGTCGTCCTCCTCGATGCCGTCCCGGACGAGAATCAAATCCTTCAAGGGGGTTGTGCGGGCCTGCATGACTATCTCTTCCACATTGTCGGCCGTCGCCCGTTCCTTCATCACATAGAGCTTGCGGCAGGGAACCTCGAGGAGAAGCTGTTCTGGCTGTTTGAGCTCGAGGATATATTTCTCGTACACCGACACCATCTCATTCGCCCATGAACGAGATAAATCCAACCCCCCGCTGTCCAAAGGACTTTGTAAATACCCGGCCCAGGTTTCAAAGCCAAGATTTACAAAATCCTTGTTCTTCCACATGAGATATATCAGCTTGATTTCATGAAGGCGCGAAAGGCCGTGAAGCTTGATGAAGCGTTCACGGCGCTCGTGCGCGGCCTCGACCCGTTTCAAATTAGATTCAGCCATCGAATAGTGGTTCTAACCTTCGTGCGCGATTGTCCGCCTCGACTGCTTCGGCGTTATCGCGGCTTACTTCGTACCCTGGAGTATAGCGGTCCTCCGTGCCCCCAAAAGCTTCTTCTGTTTCTCCTTCGCCGCCTTCCTCATCTGAATCCTCCCCCACTGCTTCACCTTCGCCATCATCTGTCGTCTCTTCTTCCTCATTGAAGTTTGGCATCGTTTCTATATCCTTGGATTTCTATAAGGAGGTCCGCAAAGGTCGACCAATCCATGCAGACCAATTTATTATCTCTCACTTTTTCGCCTTGCGCTTGTTTCTGCGTAAAGAGGATGTATCCCTTCTTGTTGTGCCACCGGGCGTCATCCCGGGCCTTCTCGGCGTCCTCGAAAACACGAGGGTGCGCGTGTTTTTTGGACTCGATGAAGTATGGATAGAGAACACACTCTTCGGGCGGCGATTTACAGTCCTTAGCCACCAAGCAGACATCTCCTGCAAACACTTTTCGGCTTCTTTCTGTTCCACCGATGCGCTCGAAATGGAAACCGTAGGCTTCACCGATAGCCCCATTGAGACAATCACGGACATCATAGTCACCAGCTTTTCCCTTATCATTTGCGTACGCCATCGAATTGCGAAACCGGGGCGACTGAGCCCGGCACTTCAAACTTCCATCCCTTGTCCCGTAAAATGCACCTCATATTCCCGAGAAAAAATATCTCCTCGTCCTTGTCGAGCTTCACCTTCTTGCCGCCGATGACCATGGTCGGGTGCAGGATGCGCTGCCGGTCCTTAAAAAGGAACGCAAGGATGTTCGGTATGGTCTTCTCTGACTCAGGAATCTTGTCGCTCTTGCTTGAATCGTAGCTCAGCATGGTTATCGGATATAATAGCTCCGCAGCTTTTTAAGGTTTGTCAGAATCAACTTCGTGTCCGACTTTCCTATGCCGGCCATTCCCGGCATGTCGCGGAGCAACGCAATGATTCCATCAAGAGTCAGCGGGCCGGAAAGCAGCGCCTCCATACCCTTCGCGATTTTTATTATCGACTCAGCGAGAACCTCCGGCGTCTCCGGATTCTCTGCGTTCTTTTTAACGATTATATTTCTTGGCATGTTAGTAGTCACCATCCTCGTCGTCTTGGATGGGCGGCAGTTCCTCTCCCTCGACTTGAATGGTCGGAACCTCGTCCCGTGCCGGTTCGTCCGCGACCTCCGCAACTTTCGCCCTGCTCGTTTGGAACCTTGAGATGGCGTCAAACTGCTCCTTGAGCTTCAGAATCTGCGGAGCGATGGTCTTCTCGATTGCTTCGGGCGTCAGCTCGCGCTCGATAGTAAAGTTCGGCGCAAAGTAATCCTTGCCCATCTCCTCATTGCGCTCCGCGTTCGGGTCAAGCTTCACGACCACGTTATAGGTATGGAGCTTCTTTTTGCCGAGTTCCTTCAGGAGCGCGAACCAATGGCTGAGACCCGCACCCTTACACTGGAACTTCACGAGCTCCTTACCGACGAGCATATAGAGAATGCGTTGCTCCCGCAGTTCCTCGTGGCGAACCTTTAGAGAGAACGCCGAACCCTCGTCGATTTTCTTTCCCTTGTCTCCTTTGCCCTGCCGCCGGAAGAGAATCGTATTGTCGGTCGTCTTGCCGTACTCCGGCGTGTTCAGCTGATACTTCTTGCCGAAGAAATTGAGCGACATCCGGATTCCCACAATGACACCGGAAAACGTCTGACCCATTTCCTTCTGGGGTTCGTAGCCATCCTCGCCCACCGACCGCTTTGTGAACACGCCCTTGTTGCCTTCGAGCTTGATAATCGGAATCTGCTCCGCGGCAGGCCGCACGTGCTCGCTCTCGTTCATCGCCTCATTGAGTTTTGATTCGTCGTACATAATTTTATAATAATTTTTCTTGTATAATTTTTGGTTTTGGTTTGAATGCCGGAGGCATATCAATCGCCTTCTTCCTCACGTCCCAGAACTGCCGCGGAAGGAATATCTGCGTCTGGTAGTCGACGCCCATCTTCTTGAAGTGGTATATCTTACCATTTATCCGGAAGTTCCGGATGGTCGACAGGTAGAACGTCTTATCCTCTTCATCATACACCTGAATCGAAGCGTCGCGGGGAATGTTCGGGTCGCTGAACAACCTGATATCAACCCCCCACGCGTCCAAGACCTTGAACAGGTGCTTAGACTTCTTCATCTTCTTCTGGAGCAACTTCTTTTCGGGGTCGTACTTTCCGATGAGTATTTTCCGCCCGTCCTGCATTATCCTGATATCCATTCCAAGTGAATACTTCCGGGAACTCTAATTTCTTGGGCTCGACCTTTCCCGCTTCCCGTTGCCAAATCTCTTTAGCCAAGAGGAACCCCGCCCAGTCGTCCTCTATCTCCGTGAGCTTCCAGCCGTCTTTGTTTCTCTTATAGCCCGGCTGTAATATCCAGAGCTTCGTCGGCTGACGCATGACCTTAAGCTCCTTGTCGCCGTGCTTCTCCATGGTCGCGAGACCCTTGAACGCGTGCTTATAGGAAGAACACTGGATGATGGACGACGTCCAAATATACTGCGCCGTCTTAATGTCAAGAATACCAAGCTCGCCGTTAATCTCGCACACGAGGTCCATCGTCCCGGCATAGCCAACCTCCTTGTTCTTCACGTTCGTCTCGATGAGATGTATCTTCGGGTTCATCTGCTCGAGAAACTTCTGAAACGAATAGATGCACGTGCATTCATCGGGCGTCAATTCCTCCGGCTGGCCCGTCCTATTGCTCAGAAACTTTCCGGTGATAGGTACCGGCGTACCGCGCAAAAGGTCCTCGCAGGCCATATGGACCTTCGTCCCCTTCTCGCCCGCAGCGAGCTTTATCTCCTCAGCTTTGTCCCATCCTTTACCCGCAAGATATTTATAAAACTCTATGCCCTTCGGATAGTAGGAAGAAATCCACGAGCTTGACGGCAAGAAGATTCCATCCTCGTCGATATAGAACCGCTCATCCGCGATAGTCATCTGCACCGTCCCATCCTTAGTTGTTCGTATTATTTTTTCCATAGTTCTTTTAAGAATGCCTTATCTTTTTCATAACGGCGCGCACGAGCATCAGAATCCTTTCCCACAAAGTCCGTTGAACGGACTTCCCTTTCTTGAACTTTCGGCTCTTGGGGAACGGGTTGGGCGGCAAACTTTTTCGCTTCCCGTTGCCCATCTGAGGTTCGAGGGCATTCATGATATTCCGGCGCTTGCGCCAACTTTTGTGCTGACGATGCCTCTTTATTTTTTTCCGAGTTACTCGGTCTTGCATAGATGTTTCGATTTACTTTTTCAAACCGTTCACGCATACGTTCGCCGAACGAGCTCGTATCCTCACAGAGCGAGCACGCGACGTATTTCTTACTTACCTTGTGCCCGTTCGAGCACGTCCACTGGTAGTCCTTTTCCATTTGGCACTATGTCCGACATCGGAACGACCTTTGTTGCCGCCGCCTTTTCTGCCGCCTTCTTCTCGGCAAAATCGTTCATCAGCCTCGTGAATCCTGCGTGGACCTCGCAGACCGGACACGTACACGACGGCTTATTCTCTTTCGTATTGTGGTCCGCGTGAAGTCCGAAAATCTGCTGCCCCATCCCCACGAGCCCGTTCACCAGAATGTTGTAGAGATACACGTCGCCCGCCGGCATTTTCGGAATCGTGACGCCGGGGACCGGAGGAAGGTTCATCCCCGCCTTGATGTTATTGACCTGAAACGACACTTCACCGCGCCCCGGGCCGTCGATGATTAAAATGCTTATCCGCTTCCGCTTCATAACGAACTCCCGCCACCTGTCTTTAATGTTTTTTAGCATGTTGTTTTTTAGGTTTGTACCGCATCCACTCTATCCTCATCAGTGCATCGACCTCTGATGGTTTGTACCGGGCGTAAATCTTACGGAGCATCTTCAGAACCATCTGGCGCGAGACGCCAAGAACCTCGGCGCACTCGCCGGTCGGCGTCTCGTGGCTCTTCATAGCTATCAGAAGTTGTTCGCGCTTAGTGAGCATATGTATATTCGTGCGGTTCTTCCTTCCATCCTTTCTCGAGGCTGTTCGCGTACTCAAGCAGCTCCGGGATATTTTATTCGGCAAGACACCCTCTTTTTCTTTCCTTCGAGATTTTCCGTTGGATGTAGATACATCATTTTAGGAACTCTTTATACTTATTTTCTTGTTCGGTGATGGCGGTGTTGAAACCCATAATCCAGAAAAGGTCTTTGTCATTCTTTTCCACCTTTCCCGCCGCAATCGTGAGCTCGGCGACCTGGCGGAGAGAGGAGGAGATGAAATCTTTTGCCCGACTCGCCTGCTGTTCTCGCAGATGGCGATATTCCACCCGTTTCATGCCCTCGATGTCAGCACCCGTA